TTTTTGCCGGACTGGTGGAAACAAATACCACTGACTCATCAAGGTCAAAGACCTATGAGTCAAACATTAAGCATTGAAGAACCTAGTATTAGAATGTGTCCAGCAATTAATGAACATTTTATGAATGGTGTTATTATGCCTGCGTTTGCAGAATTAATAATTCAACGTGACGCACAGACAGGTAAAGCAGAATGTATGGCCGCGGCGGCGACCTGGGGTGAACCTGTACAACATAATCCCAAAGATATGGAAAACAAAAAAGATCTATTACATTGGAAATTTAGTACACCTTGGTTATTTAGAGAAAGCACAGGAATTAAATGGCATTGGGTACAACCGGCTTGGCATCAAAGAGATCCGTTGAATCATTGGATGGTTCCAGGATTTATTGAATTTAAACATCAGCATACAGTACAAATTAATATGATGATACCAAGAGGTAAAAGAATTCATTTTAACGCAGGTGATCCTGTTATACAAATGATACCGTTAACTGATAATCAAAATCAAGTGGAAGTAAAAAATCATTTAGTAGATGCATCAGAGATGGAAAAACTAGCAACGTACAAACCATACTTTGTCAACTCATATATGAAGTTGAGAAAGCGTACTACTGATATGGAGAAAGGCAAATGACAATGAAAGCAGGAAAGATATGGGGTCAAACGGAATTGATCCACGCTAACGGTGTACTAGAATTTCACCGTATTGAATTTAAAAAAGGTTACAAGTGTTCAGAACACGAACACAGATATAAATGGAACGGATTCTTTGTTGAATCGGGCAAGATGCTTGTTCGAGTTTGGCAAGATGACCAAGACGGATTGGTTGATGAAACCATACTTGGTCCTGGGGAGTTCACGCAAGTGAAACCCGGAAAAGTCCACCAGTTTGAAGGTTTAGAAGATGGAGTCGCTTTTGAACTTTACTGGGCGGAATTCAATCACGATGATATCGTGCGTAGAACAGTCGGCTCCGCAGTAAAAGAAGGAAAAAAATAATATGTTTACAAAACTATTAGAAGGTGTAGATAAGGCACTAGTTACTAAACTTGTCGTACTACACACCCTTGTAATTGCAGTAAGTAATTACTTGGTTACAATTAGATTTGATCTATTCCCAGGTGCAGACTTGCCTTTGTTTGGATCATTTCCACTAGCGGCGGCGGCATTTACGTTTCCGATCGTTGTAGTAGCAACTGACTTAACAGTTAGGTTACTTGGTAAAGAAGCAGGAAGAGCCGTTGTAGCAATGGCTATTATACCTGCCATTGTTGCATCAGTGCTTGTATTACTAGCACTAGGTGATCCACACGCATACAGAGTTGGTGCGGCAAGTGGTACTGCTTATGCGGTAGGCACAATGCTTGACGTATATGTATTTCAATACATTAGAGAAAAATATACAGATATGTGGTGGGCGGCACCGGCAATTTCAACTATTGCGGCGAACATCATTGACACGTATACTTTCTTCTTTACAGCCTTTGCGGGTTCAACAGATGCAGAAGGTAAACTAACTTGGATCGGTGAAAACTGGCACATTGTTGCACAGAACAATACACTGACTAAGATTGTTGTAGGACTAATTGTATTCCTACCAGCATACGGAGTACTTCTTGCTTACTTAAAAAACAAAGTATCAGCGAAGAAGTAAACGACTTATGATAGCGGAACCAATTTTATCATCACCTAACTTGATTTATAAAGCACACTACTCAGGTGATTTAGGTTCCGCTGTCAGTAAGGCTATTGCAGATACAGTTCTGCATCCAGAGAATATGGGTAGTATGAGAGGCGGCGGAAAGACAACTGCTAATCATACTAACCAACCTCCACACACTTGGTCCGAATTAGAAGATTTCTTTAAATGGTTTTGGCCTACTGCTGAACACGTTTGGAAACAATGGGACTTAAATGAAGATGTACAATTAACAACTGAAAACAGTTGGACAAATGTAGAAAATAAAAAAGGTTATGTATTAGAACACGATCACGCACCAAGTCATATGGCTGTTAGCATATATTTGCAAAAACCAGAACACAGTGGCAACATTGAATTTAGAAATGTTATGCAACCTTTATGGAGTGGATTTCCACGCAAGTTACAAGACAAAGATATGCACGACTTCTATAAAGAAGTTGAAACAGTTAGCGGTGATGTTGTATTCTTTCCAGGATTTGTTTCTCATAGGGTACAACCGAGCGAGAGCAACGAACTTAGAGTTGTAATGAGTATGAACATAAACGGAGTACGATATGTCTGATCATCACGACGAAGATAAGGATATAGATCTTTTTGATGATTTATGGAACAAAGTTGAAGTGTTAACTAAGATACATTCTAAAGAAGCCGTTGGTAGTATGATGATTGGACAAGGTTTAAGATTGTTAAAAAGTATTTTTACTCAAGAAGAATTTGATCATTTTATGACTTTACTAAACGAAACCGCAACTCAGATAGATCCTAACGGAGAGTTTATAACTAATTGGAACATAAAAGGAGAAGATGATGACCCAACCTTCCACTAAATTTTTAATTACAGGCACAGGTGGATTTATTGGTTCGCACTTGGTAGAAGCGTTAGCACGTAACAAAGACACACAAATATTTGCATACGATAGAAAAGAGTTTGGTTTTAAATTAGATAATGTAAGAGAATTTGTAGTTGATTTGCGAAAGCCAATGAGTTTTCCAGATGTGGATTATGTAATTCATCTTGCGGCATTTAATGGAACAAAACATTTTTACACAAAAAGTTATGATGTTATTAAGGATAACATTTTACCTACACTAAATTTATTAGACTATTTTAAAGACAAGGATATTAAAAGATTTATATATTCAGGTACACCCGAAAGCACGGTTGTATCAACGGAGTACTTTAACTATCCATTACCAACAGATGAAAAAGCACCCATTGGTGTAATTGATGTTACAAACAAACGTTGGAGTTATGCTAACAGCAAAGCATTAGGTGAACAGGCTGTTGTTGCCAGCGACTTACCGTATACTATTATTAGACCTAACAACATTTATGGTCCTAGACAAGTTGATCATTTTATCAGCGAATTTTATGATAGGGTGTGTAAAAAAGAATACAGTTTATACGGATATAAAAATACAAGAACATTCTTGTATATTGATGACTTTATTGAGGCAATGAAAAGAGTTATATGGCATCCAGGTGCATTAAATCAAATTTTTAATATAGGAGGCGAAGAAGAAACAACCATACAAGAAGTTGCTGAAACTATATTAAAACTAATGAACAAAACTGATGTTAAACTTGAACTGCACGATGCTCCGGAAGGTAGCACAATGCGTAGATGGCCTGATGTTGGAAAACTAAAAGCACTTACAAGTTGGGAGCAAACAGTTTCGCTTGAACAAGGATTAGAAAAAACATTAAACCTAGAAGGTTACACACTTATGAATTATCTTGATGAGTTAGATGTTCTTCAAGGTATAAAAGGAGAAGATGTATGAACTTAGGTATAATAGGAGTTGGTGCAGTAGGTACAGCAAATTTAAAAGGGTTTGAATACCTAGGGCACATTGTAAAAAAACACGATGTAAAATTAAACACAACAATTAAAGATGTTGGAGACACAGAGATAGTTTTTATTTGTGTTCCTACTCCATCTGATGATGACGGAAGTTGTGATACTAGCATCATTAAAGGTGTAATCAAAGAGTTAAACGATATAAAGTACAAAGGCATTATTGCTATTAGGTCAACAGTTGTACCTGGATTCACACAAAGTATGATTGACGAATATAAGAATCTTACTATTTGTTTTGTGCCTGAATTTTTAAGAGAACGTTGTGCTGAAGATGATTTTATTAACAATCATAAACTACTTGCAATTGGCACACACGATATTTGGGTGTATAGAAAATTAGTTCAAGCACACGGTGACTTGCCACAGTTTACAGAACACTTAACACCAAACGAAGCAGAAGTATTAAAATATTATAATAATGTGTATGCAAGTTTACGTGTTACTTTTGCAAACGTAATGTATGAGATTTGTGAAAAACTAGATTGCGATTATACTACAATTAAAAATGCTTACATCAAGACAGGCAAAGCAGTTGATATGTATTTGGATGTAAATCCAGGCTTACGAGGTTATGGTGGTATGTGTTTACCAAAAGATACAAAAGCATTAGGACAACTAATGAGAAAGTTAAGTTTGAATTATGATCTAATCAAATCAATTGATACAGACAATTCAAAGTTTAAGAAAACGGTATTCAATGGAATGCGTGATTAGTTGACAAATGATGTACGGAGTGTTATAATAGTTTATGGCTGAGAAAAAGAAATTCCTAGATTTAAAACTGATGCTAAAAGCAGTTGATCGTCGCGATAAGAATTGGTATAACAATCTATCCGAAGACGATAAAAAATTGTTTGCTCCATTTATTGCTATGCGTTATGTTAGCAACGTTAAGGGTGATCAGTTTTTCCAAGAACACTATTTAGAAATGTGCAATGAGTTTGTTAACAAGCATCATTGGTCGTTAAGCAAGAATCACAAAGGACTTCTTTGGAAGTTAATGGCAATGTGTGGTGCTTATGAAAACTTCTTTCATCAATATTTGGCCGCACCGAAAAAGAAACCAAAAAATAAATTTGAAGAGTTTCTATTAAAACAAAACGAGAATTTAAAAGACGATGATGCAAGAACCTTATCAACTGTTATGTCAGCAAAAGAACAAAAGGAATATATGGATGAACACGATCCAAACAGTTGATAAAGATTTTGTGTGTACGCACTGCGACAAGAGTTTTAGAACAGAAAAAACTCTTATGGCTCATATGTGTGAACCAAAGCGTAGACATCTACAAAAGGATGAAAAACGTGTACAGGTTGGATACTTAACCTTTAACAAGTTTTACACAATAGTTCAAAGAACAAAAGAAAAAACATACGCTGACTTTTGCAAAAGTTCTTATTACAATGCATTTGTTAAGTTTGGAAGTTTTGTTGTAAACATTAATCCAATATATCCAGAGAAGTTTATTGAGTTCGTAATTAAAAGCGGAGTTAAATTGGATCATTGGTGCAGAGATGAACTGTATGATACATATCTATTTGAAACAATTAAATTGGAACCTGTTGAAAGTGCTGTTCAAAGATCATTACAAACAATGATGGAATGGGCAGATAAGAACAATGCTCAATACAATGATTACTTTAAATTGGTAAATCAAAATAGAGCAGTACACGATATTAGAAACGGTTTGGTATCACCTTGGCTCTTGCTAAATTCAAAAGAAGGTGTTAAAATGTTAAGTAGTTTCAATGATGATCAATTGAATATTATTGAACCTACATTAGATGTTATCTATTGGAAACAAAAATTTAGTATGCGTAAGGAGGACGTAAGTTTAGTTAATGAAATCATTAAAGAAGCAAACATCAGATAATTTTATAAAGTATGTGCTGTTATTTGTAATGATAGTACAGATGTATACTCTTTATCAGGTGTACCAAACACAATTAGTCTTGGGTGAATTTTATGATTTAATAGAAATGCTAAACAATATATTACGTGATGCACCTAGTTACTATGAAGATGAAGTTATTGAAGAAGGAGTTAAAGTATAATGCCCGATATTGATTTAGACTTCTTTGATAGAGATAAAGTTTTAGAGAACTTCAAACATCACAAAGCACAGATAAATAATGGTAAGAAACACAATACAGGTGTATACTTTCACAAGGCACCTATTAATCCATTTACAAATATTTGCAATATAGAATACAAAGAGGCGGACGAAAGAGGTTACTTTAAAATAGATATGTTGAATGTTCATATCTATGAAAAGGTTAAAAATGAAGAACATCTTAATAAGTTACTAGCAAAGGAACCAGTATGGGAATTACTCACGCACAAAGAATTCAGCGACAAATTATTTCACGTCGCAGGACACTCTACCGTCCTAGAACAAATGAAGCCACAGAGTATAGAACATTTAGCGGCGGTCCTAGCAATGATACGCCCCGCGAAACGTTATCTGATTGGGAAAGAATGGACCACGGTGATGAAGAACGTTTGGACGAAACCTGAAGACGGATCTTATTATTTTAAAAAAGCACACGCTGTTGCATACGCACACGCGATTGTGGTACATATGAATTTATTAATAGAAGAACTATATGAATAACGAAGAACATTTTACTTTTGAATATAACAACGAAGAAGAAGCGGAAGTGGCACAGGTTGCCGCACTGTTTGAAAACGAGGCCGCACTAAGAAAGCATAGAGAGATGCTTCGTGAGAAACAATCAAAACCAAGCCTTAGCGAATGCAAGGAGTGTGGTAATGAGATTAGCGAAGCAAGACAAAAAGCGGTGCCTGGTGTAGAACTTTGTATAGACTGTGCAGAACTTTCAGAAAGAAAGTGGTGATGCATTGGTTGTTTTACGCAGTACCTGAACGCTTTGTTACTACATACATATTTAGATTATTATTGTGGTTGTGGTTTGTTCCAACCTTTATATTTGGAGTACACCTATCATCATTAGGTATATTTTTACAGTTCTTGCTTATTGATTATTTTTGTTATTTGAGTTTTCGAACTAATTGAATACTTTTTCTTTTAACACGCTTTTCGGCAATATCATTTAAACGAACAATAGGACCAAACAAAACTTCAATATCTTTGGTATTAAATGTTTTAATTAATCCTTTAAATCTAATCATATCCGCTTTCATAAAGATATTAATTGGAATCTTTCTATTTGATTCCCACCACCAAGAATCGCCCGCTTGTAGTAGTTCTTGTTTTTCTCTATCACTAGCACATTGACTGTAATCGTAGAGGCTTGTTACGTGAGAATCCTGGTTTATAATGATACCTACATATTCAATTTCCCCGTGCTTTATGCAACTTAGAAAGGGGAATTTTTCCTGTAAATCTAATTGTATGTTCACCTTTATTCCTTATAAATAACAGTAAGGATGAGACAATGATATGCTCAAGTTACCAATATATATTTATGAAACCGGTTATACCTTGTTCAGCGATTTGGACGGGGCGGTAACACAAGGATATACGCCTATGTATCAGATGAGAATTGACGTTTTTAAGGGTGTGCAGAACACTGTTAAGTTTACTGTTAAAAACCAAGATCAAAAACCAATAGACATCTCAAACAGCACATTTGAGTTGAATATGATTAATAAAGACACAGGATCAGTGGTCATTAGTAAACCTCTAACAGTAGTAGATGACGGATCTACTAGAGCAACAAAGGGTGTACTTACACTGACGCTAACTGAGTCAGATACTGCTAGTTTAGTGTCTAAGTTTTATCATTATAATATTGTTCAAACAACAAACAATGTAAACAAACCTTTATACGTTGATACACATTATGGTTGCGATGGAGAGATTGAATTAAAAGATTGTGGTTCTCCGTTTAGTGCAAGTAACGAAGTAAGTTCATTTAATCCGCTTACTAGAAACTTTTACGAGGCTGGAGGCCAAAACATTACTGACTATGTAAGTAGTGCTATTAACTCACAACCTGAATATAAACGTTCACAAGCGTTGCACACAATTCAATATTACGCAACAGGATATGATGGTACATTGGATATACAAGGATCATTAAACGTAGAAGCAAATGATACAGAGTGGGCAACTATTAAAACTATTTCATTGTCCAATTACTCAGGTAATACATACAGCAACTTCAAAGGAGTTTATAATTGGATAAGATTTCGACATACTCCTTCAAATTCGAACACAGGAACACTTGACAAAGTACTATTAAGATCGTAAAATAGTACTATGAATCCGATTCAACAAGTACTGACAACTTTCTTGCCACCGAAACGAAAAGCCACTCCTAGTGGGTGGACTTCTTTTGATGCACCTTGTTGTATCCATAACGGCGAAGGTGCTGATACACGTAAGCGAGGCGGTATAATGTTTAATGGTGATGGCACTATAAGTTATCACTGTTTTAACTGTAACTATACTGCAAGTTATGTACCAGGCAGAAACATCACTTATAAGATGAGAAAGTTATTGGAATGGTTAGGAGTACCTCATTCTGAGATAACCAAAGTTTCATTGGAGGCGTTGCGAATTAAGGAGGAAGTCAACGTAGTTGACACGAATCATATACTTCTGCCTACATTTGAACATAGGGAACTTCCAACTGGTGCAAGACCTATTATGGAAATGCACGACTGGAAGGCACTTGAACCATCAGGACTTGATCCGGATCTCATAGGAGCCATCGAATATATAGTTTATGACCGAGGGTTGGATATAGAGGACTACAATTTTATGTGGACCCCAGAAGGATCATATAAAACAAGGCTGATTATACCTTTCTATTATCAAGGAGAAGTCGTTGGCTATACCGCACGTAAAGTCGGCGGTGGCTCACCAAAATACATCACAGATTCACAGCCAGGATATGTGTTCAACCTAGATAAGCAAGACTATCATCGTAAGTATTGTTTTGTTGTTGAAGGTCCATTAGATGCTATTGCAATCGACGGCGTAGCAGTTCTAAGCAATGACGTAAAAGAAAAACAAGCGTTTCTAATAAACAGTTTGAGAACTAATGTTGTTGTGGTACCTGATACAGATGAAGCAGGACAGGGTTTAGTTGAATCGGCACTACAAAACCAATGGGGTGTTGCTTTTCCAGAATGGCCAGATCCTGCTGTGAAAGATGTAAACGAAGCCGTTAAGAAGTACGGTAAAATTTATACACTAAAGAAAATAGTTGAGTCTATAGAATCAAATAGTGTAAAAATAAAAATTAAAGCAAAGAATTATTTTGGTGACTAATGCAGGTAATTGAAAATGTTTTAAAACCATCAGACCATAAACTTCTGTTAATGCAATTATCAGGAGAATATATTCCGTGGAACTTCTGTTATAATGTTGCTTACGGAGTAGGTGATCCACACCCTGGTTTCAGCACTCCTATATATAGAGATGGAGAAATTGAAAATCAAACATTATGGTATCTTACAAAAGATATTATAAAAGTTTTAAAACCTAGAGCACTATGGAGAGTGCGTGTAGGATTGATACAACATAATGGTAGTCAAGATACTGTACATAATCCGCACATTGATTTTCCTGGTCCTCATTTTACTTCTTGCTATTATGTAAATGACAGCACAGGTCCAACAACTATATACAACGAAACCTATGAAGAATACAATGAACCCAAAAATTTTACAGTCAAAGATACCTACGATCCAAAGGCAAATTCGCTAATTATATTTGACGGGCAACATTATCATAGTAGTAGTTCGCCAACTAAACCGGGGATAAGGTTAGTAATAACTTTTAATTACAGATGAATAAAGAGTATGATTTGCTATTAAGTTGCGGGGACAGTTTTACTGCTGGTATGGAAATACTAGGAGATCAAAACGTATCAGAAGAGAATAAGACGCAAGCCTACCCTATGCATTTAGCAGATATGTTTAGGATACCTAACGTTAGTAATACTGCATTGTCGGGTGCTACAAACGAATTTATTGCTCGTCAAACAATGACCGATATCTTAAAAGTTGAAAAAGAAGGTCAAGATCTTTCTCGTGTATTTGTAATTGTTGGTTGGTCCAGCATTAACAGATTAGAAATTTATGTTAAGGATCAACTTGAATTATTAGTAAAACAAGGATACTTAATTGATCGTTTGCCTAGTCCTGAAATGGGATACTTCGGTACAAACTTTATTAACCCTACCATTGAAAAAAGATTAGTAGGTGAAGACGGAGTTACAGAAATTTTTAACTTCGGTCAAAAGGGTGTTGATTTTTGTAATGAATACATTTGGCACGAGAACCTAGAATACGAAAAGTGGTTTAGCAATATTGTACTGCTAAAAGGCTTTTTAGAATCTAAAGGTATTAAATTTTTATTTCATCTAAATGTACACGTTTGGGATAGTAGAAATACAGAACGTGTTAAGAAGTACGATAGTATAGTAGATGATAAAAGATTTTTTAAATTTAAAGAATTTACATTTCAACAGTGGGGCAATAGAGAATGGCCTTTCTTACGTAGAGCAGAAGGACATTTTCAAAAACTTGTTCACGTAAAGTTCGCTGAAATGATTAAAGAGTATATTGACAATGAAAAACTTATGGATTAAAATTAAACGTTGGTACTATCAAAAATTGTACGACATTAAACAAAGACGTAAACTTAGAAAGTTACAAAAGAAGGATCCTTTTATATATAAATGATTACTTGGGGTATAGTAGCAAACAGTCACGATGCATCAATAGGAGTGTTCGATGAAGACACACCTGTATGGGCAGGTATGGCCAAAGACTTTAGTGGCAAACCAAACGATGCACATTTAAATTGGCAAATGATACAGCATATAAGAATAAACGAAGGTTTGCGTCCTGATAGAATTGTTTGGTATGAATATCCTAGACTAAAAGGATTACGACAGTGGTGGGCAGGACAAGGACTAAACTGGAAGGAAAATAACATACCTAAGTATCTTTCACAGTGGAACATATATCAACCTATTGAATATACAAAACATCATTTAAGTCACGCCGCTTATGGTTATTATACCAGCGGACTTAAAGATGCAAGTATCTTTGTTGCGGATAGCATTGGAGAGTTTGAATGCTTAACCATTTGGAAGGGTGAAGGTGATAAACTAACAAAAGTATTTTCTCAATCATATCCTCATAGTCTTGGATTGTTTTACAGTGCAATGACACAGCGTTGTGGATTAGAACCAAACAAAGATGAATATAAAATGTACGAGTTAGGTCGAGGCCATCGTAACCAAAAAATAATTAAATCGTTGGTAAAGGATATGATTTATATTCATAAAGATAAATGGCCAAAAATAAAATTCAAATTGAACTTGCACAAAGGCGCAAGGCATTGGAGACCAGAAATAACCAACGTTGGATCGATTGCTTATGCAACACAATGGTTATTCGAAGAAAGCCTTAAAATATATACAAAGGCAATGAAGGACAATCTTCCATCAAACAATTTAATTGTAATGGGTGGTTGTGCATTAAACAAACAAGCAATAGAAGTTATTAAACCAAAATGGGATAAAGTTTGGATACCACCCAATCCGGGAGATCCAGGAAGTTGTATTGGAGCCGTACTTGCAAAAGGTAAAAAACATATTGACTTTAATCCTAAGATATGGTATAATAGTAAATAACAAAGGGCATATTACGTGGCAAAAGAATTAGATTTTAATTTTGATATTCAAAAACTATTTTTGGAAATGTTTCTAGCGAACGCAGAGTCGTATGTTAGATGTCAAAACATTTACAATCCAGAAAACTTTGATCAGAAACTTAAAGAAGTTGCTGAGTTCATTCAAACGTATGTTGATGAATATAAGGTTATGCCCGAGCGTGATATAGTTAATAAAAGTTGTGAAACAAAACTAGATGACGCAAGTGACGTAGGTCCAGAGCACTATGATTGGTTATTAGATACATTTGAAAAATTTGCAAGACACAAAGCACTAGAACGTGCAATACTTGAAAGTGCTGACTTACTTGAAAAAGGTGACTATGGTCCTGTAGAAGGACTGGTCAAGGACGCAATTCAAATTGGTCTTGCAAGAGATATGGGTACTGACTATTGGGCAGATCCTAAATCAAGATTATTAGCATTAAAAGACAACAACGGACAAGTAAGCACAGGTTGGCCAAGCATTGACAAGAAACTGTTTGGCGGATTCAACAGAGGTGAACTAAACATCTTTGCAGGTGGATCAGGTGCAGGTAAATCTTTGTTCTTACAGAATATGGCTGTAAACTTTGCGAAGGAAGGTATGAACGTAATTTATGTAAGTTTAGAACTTTCTGAATCGCTGGTTGCTATGCGTTTAGATAGTATGTTTACAGGAGTCGCAACAAGAGAAATATTTAAAAACATCGATGACGTTGAAATGAAAGTTAAGATGACTGGCAAGAAGTCAGGTCGCATACAAATTAAGTATATGCCAGCAGGTAAAAATGCAAACGATCTTAGAGCATACGTTAAGGAATGGCAAATTAAAAACAATGCTGTTGCTGATGTATTGTTGATTGACTATTTAGATTTGATGATGCCTATGAGTAGAAGGGTATCGCCAAGTGATTTGTTTATTAAGGACAAGTATGTATCAGAAGAATTGCGTAACTTGGCAATGGAAAGCAACACAGTATTTGTTACAGCATCACAGTTGAACAGAGCGGCAGTTGAAGAAATTGAATTTGATCATTCGCACATCGCAGGTGGTTTAAGTAAGATTCAAACTGCTGATAACGTTATTGGTATCTTTACAAGCCGTGCTATGAAAGAGCGTGGGAGATATCAAATACAGTTTATGAAAACACGTTCATCAAGTGGTGTTGGACAAAAAGTAGACTTGGAATTTGATATTGATAGTTTGCGTATTAGTGATCTTGCAGAAGAAGAAAGTTCATATCAACAGTCAACAGGTAGTAGTATATACAACAATCTTAAAAAGACAAGCACTGTTACTGAAGAGAATGATGAACCGAGACAGGATCCAACAGAAGGAACCACAATAGGAAAAGTTTCAGGTAAAACGCAAAGCACGAAACTACGTGAATTGCTTAAAACAATGAACACTGAAACGGAGTAATATGTTTGATAAATTTATTTACAATTTACTTGACAGCATAGTAAACCTATGTAATAATATAAAAACAAAATTACAGAACAGAAAGTTACCTAAAGAATGTTCTGAAGACTGGGTAAAAGGTTATAAAGACTGGAAACAAAAACAAATCAAGGAGTAATGTATGCTACATAAAATAAGTCAATTTTGTGATAAGTTTGATAGTATAGCAAAGGACGTAGAACGTTTGCGTGAATTAAAATATAATCGTCCCAAAACATCAACACGTGATACTGAGATTAAACATCTTATAGAACAGATACAAGCAGACTGCTTTGTAATTTCCCAAGACAAACAAGCCTACGAAAAAGCAATAGAAGATTAAAAGAAATATTTTGATGTTGTGTCAGCAACAGTAAGTTTGACACACTCGCTCCAAAGAGCCATAGGATTTATTTCTAACAGATGATCTGGCGAGTCTAATGTAAGCCATCTATGTTCAGGGCGCCAAGGCTTTTCACCACTCATTTCGCCTTCCAACTGTCCACTGCTCCAACAACTCATACCGCAGGTTAAACGCCAATACTCCGGGCCTTTGTTGTTCCCTATCATACCCATTAGTTCAACGGAACTAGTAACGCATACGTGAGGAGTAATCTGCATAGTGTTGTGTACTTTTACATCAGGTGAATGTACAACGTGTATTGAATTTGTTTCAACAGGGCCACCTAGATATGCTTCGCGATCAACATTTATTTCTACTCCAACCGCTTTGCTTATACCTTTTACTGTAACAGGCTTTGCTGATTTGTTAAGAACCAACCCCCAGGCACCTTGTGCCGTGTGTTCACAAATTAAAATGACCGCACGTTCAAAGTATTCTGAAAATCCTGTTGGTTGTGCAATAAGAAGTTTACTAGTGTAGTTCATCTTATATGTATTTACCGGGAAGTTGAATCACTTTTTCGATTTTATCTTCTCTTATGCAGAACACCGTTTCAATGGGTTTACCCATAAACTCTAACTGCATTTTAGTTTTAATATCAGATGCATTCTCGTAAACATAACGTTGACACTGCTCTACGGTATCAAACTTGGGTTGAAAATACAAGTAAGTGTCTTTGCTACCATCGGAAAAGGTACCCATCATTAGCACCAATATAAACCATTTCATTATGTTATTCCCTCTGCTACTATGTATTTATTTTAATAAATACTTGTATGGAATTATTTTTAGCAATAGGTGTGATGGTAAGTTTGTTAGCAAATCATCTCATTTGGATGCAGGAATATAAGCCAGACCCTGACCTAGAAGCATTTCTAATTAAATGTAACTATCTCAGAACGCAGGAACAGAGATAGGATAATACAATGGACATCATCAAAATAGTAGTAGTAATCGCACACGTCGCCTTTGGGGAACCTAATTATATTGTTAACAATGTAATTGAATACCCTGATATAGACACCTGTGTTGCTGATGTACAAGCAAATGAACAGTACATTGTTAGTGACGTTAATAGATATCTAACAATGACCCTAGGAACACCCAATCACGGGTTTTACGTCGGTGGAATACTATGTGCAACACCCGAGTGGATAGAACAGAATGTTGTTCCGCCGGAAGAACAAGACCCAGACGAAAATAAGGTTAGCATTTAATTGTTAGAATTTATATTAGCGGTATCACTACAAGAGCCTTGCTGTGACACATACATCGGAACCTTTCCAAGTTGCGAACAGGCGGAATCCTATTACGAAGAACATCTAAAAGATTACAAGGGTTACAGTTGTTTGTATGTGGATTATGTAATGTTACCCAAGGACTTTAAACACAACTACATTCAAACTAAATAACAATTTAGTATGCAGAGACGTGTTACTAAAAGAGAGACGATCACGGGTACTATGCCCGACGTGGAACTCGTCGCCATAATGGAACAGGCTCTCGAGGACAAATCCAAAAAAAGATACGTGGTTAAGGTTGATAATGTTCGCTGGAACAAACAGTACAAAACTGATTGGGCGAATCTTATTAACACGATAAATCACTGGCAAGCACTTGAATACAAGTATATGCCTGCCAGCGATACGTTTATATTTTACAAACGTTAACTACCAATTGTTTGTGGATTTCGGACTTCGATGTGCTAAGATCTTGCCTTCGTTATGTCCGTGCTTAACCACATACCCTGATGTACCGTTACCGTTAATATCAACTTCGTGTCGTGCGTGATTTAATATGTTACGCTTACGCTCACGTTGTTTTTCTTCACGATACATTTTGTGTAAATGATCGAATCTGTTCATATCACCCTCCCTTGTTAATGGTTAGGTGCGTTCCTTCGCATTGTGCTACTTCCGGGACACTGTCCTGAACGTATACGTATTTAGCATATCAGGTATGTGCAGATTGCATTTTATTCTTTGGAATTTTGAACCCGTGTCCAATGTTCTATAGATTGTGCGATATGTTCACGCTCTATTGGATCCTGTGTTCTGCGTAGTTGTTCTTTTAACTGCTGAATTTTTTGATCAGGGTTTACCGATCTTGAACGTTTATAATTCTTCTTATACATAGATTTTGAAATGTTATTATTTGCTATAACCTGATTGACTGTGCAACCATTCTTTAAATTCTTTTAGGTCTTCAGTGGACACACAAAGGTGAGCACCGTAAGCCGATGCTTCGGTTTCTCTAATACGTTTGCCAAACTCCACTCCCTTTGCTTCACATTGTTGTTCATTTTTAAAATAGGGTTCTGTTACTTCTAACCAAGTACACAGTGCGGAGGCCGAACATATGGACACAAACAAATGCCACATAAGCAGTCCCTTCCGTTGTTAGTATTATTTAAAACCGAATCCCGGGTACTAAACCGAGTACTTAATCCAAGGATACCAAAATGCCGTTACAAGACCAATTGTACCGTGTACCATTTTCCAGGAGCATTCAATCCATTCCAATTCGTAGGTGTATTCCTGGAAGTTACCAGCGTTAACCGGCGTGTTTAGTATGTATGTGTCTGTCATTATAGGTGTATTTATCCTACACTACCTGCTTCACATTTATAATAGGTTTTTTTTGGATTAAAAGTTGAACTGTAACTGGCCTAATTCTCTTGTATATGTAGCACCTTGTAGATGTGCGTAAAACGTCTTAATGCGTTGAATTAGCACTCTACAGTTCAACTATACTATTAATTATCGCAACACCGCTGTATGACGCTTAAAATACGTTTAAACGGCCGATTCTTGGTGGGGTTAACCACGTATATTATAACTGTATGGTGTGCTTTATAACGCCCTGTGTGTTGGGTTCCAATTTGGACACAACTTCGCCCCGAGGATTGATTATGCAGGTTGGTATGTTGGTGTTGCTGTGATCCTTTTCCGTGGGTGCCGCATTAACGCACACTATCCACATTGAACAGGTTTTGGCCATAGTTTCCAATTTTGATTCGCTCCATCTTTGGCTCAGCGTGTTCCAATTTTCGCTGGCGTCATTTGGTTTGGTTATGCTGTTGTTGATCACGAAAAGCAATCCCGCACCCTCACGTGCAAGTTGCCATATTAGATATGGATCGCCCTTGGGTGTGAAGTATGGATGTGCAAAGAAGTCGTTGCAGATCAGCACTCCCGCTCGTCGTGTTTTCATATCGTCTATGAAGAAGGTAAAGTTCTCCCAACCCCTGCTCCACGCATTGGCTTCTCCACCACCCTTGAATGTTGTGGTTAACAACTGCTTGTTGTAGGCACCGCGGAATCCAAACTTGTCGTAGACACGTGCCTGATTGTAGGGCATACCGTCCTTGTCAACCCACGAGGTTCCCACAATCAATCCCGTGTTGACCTCTCTCTGCTTACGCTCTATTGACTGCATCGCATCGATGGTCTGCTTGGTGTTGCCGTGATCTATGGTGTTCAGCAGTGGTGGTCTTCCGTAACCGCTGACCGCACATTCGGGAAATGCCAACCAATCAACATCGGTGTTGTCCTCTATGATCCTGTTGATGATGTGTCCGTTGTTGCGGGCATCACCCGTTACCCTGCACGAAGCCGCGGCAACCGTGACGACATTACCGGTAATTTCAATCGGTTGCGGAATAAGATTTTCCGATAACTGTGGTGGTATCTGAACGTTCTGCACACGAGTATTTACTGTGTGGGGTCTTTGCGTTCCTTGGTTTTGATCCAGGCCTTGAGTTCCTCGACCAGG